TGCAATATATTCTTTGATGAGTGGGGAAATTATGAGGGTGACTACGGGGAGATAGGGCAGATGTATTATGATCAACTCCGCAAGCACTACAACTCTGCTAACTGGGTGAACAAGAGACTCAAGGAGGATTATGTCTCCGACAACCTACAGGGGTGCTGGGAAACAACCACCCACTCCCACATCTACACTGACAGTCCGTGATGATGACCAAGAGAACAGGAGGTACTGGTTTGCACGTCACTGTTATAAACACAGGCATGAACTGACTCCGTTAGGGAGAACCTGGGAAGAAGCCTTCCTTAAATTGGAAGGCTTTTCTCTCAGGGATTACATGCAATTTTCAAGAAAGAATAAATTGGGGGAGAAATATGGAATTCAGAACAAATCTAGGTGAGACTATCTTCAAGACTAAGTATGCTTCCAACCCCTATGAGACTTGGAGTGACCGCGCTCATACCGCTGTCAACTATGTCTGTGGTGACATGGATGGGGAGAAGAACTCCCTCATGGCAAAGAGTGACAGGGATCAGCTTGCCCAGTTTATTTCAGAGTTTAAGTTCATGCCCGGTGGAAGGTACCTCTGGTACGCAGGGAGAGATGCGCGGTTCTTTAACAACTGCTACCTACTCAAGCTCGAAGAGGACACCAGAGAGGAGTGGGCTGGGCTTACGCGAAGAGCGATGTCTTGCCTGATGACTGGTGGTGGTATCGGGGTTGACGTTTCCGTATGCAGACCCTCTGGTAGACAGCTCCGCTCAACTGGTGGTGTAGCCAGTGGACCCATCCCTCTCCTGCACACCTTGAATGAGGTAGGTAGGAACGTGATGCAGGGTGGTTCCAGGCGTTCCGCACTGTACGGTTCCCTTAACTGGCAACATGAGGATGCCAAGAATTTTCTCCACATAAAAAATTGGCATGACATGTATCTCGGAACTCAGAAGGAATACACCGTAGCAGACATGAAGAAGATGGATTTTAATTATGCTGCTCCACTTGACATGATGAACATCTCTCTGAACTACGATGACACATGGCTAAATGGTGGTGATAATGGGGTTTTCACTGAGAACTGTCGGCAAGCACTGATGACTGGTGAACCTGGATTCTCCTTCAACTTTGGGGAGAAGAGTGAGGAGACACTTCGAAATGCGTGCTGTGAGGTGACCGCTTTTTCGGATTCTGACAGTTGCAATTTGGGCAGCGTCAACCTAGCTAGGATAGAATCAATAGAAGAGATGAAGGATGTGGTAAACTTAGCATCTAAGTTCCTGGTCTGCGGTCTGATCCGCGCTCACCTGCCCTACAAGAAGGTGGAGAAGGTAAGGCAGCAGAACTCACGGATTGGTTTGGGGCTGATGGGTTTGCATGAGTGGTTGCTCAAGCGGAACTATCGGTACGAGATGAACGATGAACTGAAGAAATGGTTAGCAACTTATGAAAGAGAATCAGAGCGTAGCGCAAACGAGCACTGTGATAGATTGTTTCTCAACCGCCCTAAAGGATATAGAGCGATTGCTCCGACAGGAACCATCTCCATCCTCGCAGGTACAACCTCTGGAGTGGAACCTGTCCACTCCGTTGCATACCGTAGAAGGTATCTTACGGATGGAACGAGATGGAAGCACCAGTTTGTGGTTGACGGCACTGCCGAGCAGCTCATAGCGGAAGGCGTGAAACCCGACTCCATAGAGTCTGCTGTGGATCTGGCTGCTGACCCGGAGAGAAGGATCAAGTTTCAGCATGATCTGCAGAAGCATGTGGACATGGCAATAAGTTCCACGTTAAACCTTCCAACATGGGAAGGTGCTGTCAGCGAAGACAGAGTGGCAGACTTCGCTAAGATTGTAAGGAAGTATGCCAGTGGACTAAGGGGTCTAACCTGTTACCCGGATGGTGCCAGGGGTGGACAACCAATAACACCTGTTCCTTATGAGGAAGCTCACTCAAAGAAGGGGGTGATCTTTGAAGACAACAGTGAGGAGCAATGCCTATCAGGAGTTTGTTCCCTATGATTGACGTTACGATAGATGATGATGCGCTGTCTATGCTGAAGAAGACCATAGATGATAGAATGGAGTACAAGAACAAGCACAACATCAAGAGTATGCGTATCTCCAAGAAGGAGACTGACAAACAGGTGTGGCTTAGAGGGTTGCGTGGTGAGTACGCACTGTCTAAACTGCTGGGGATCTCCAACAAGGGATCTCTCCGACACTCAAAGGGTGGTGACCGTGGATTTGACTTCGCTGTAAACGGAACCACCATCGAGCTGAAGACAACTAAAGGGTGGAACCTGATTGTCCAGAAAGATTACAGGAGACTGAAGGGTGATGTGATTGTCGATGCTCAGGACATCGCACCTGACACCATCCGCTTTAGGGGTTGGGCTACTAAGGATGAATTCTATGACAGATGTCACCAGGCAGACTTAAAGTACAAGGATGCCAATGGCTCTACCACCAGAGATGTGATGAACCCCGAAGACCTGAACCCAATGGAAACATTAGAGGAACATTTACATGCTAGAAAAGACACCGAGATGGGAGAACCGGAAGTACCTTGATTGGGTGGCGACACTCCCTTGTGCTCACTGCCAATCAGAGGATGAGACTATCGTTGCCCACCATCTTAAACATCGCTATGCACCGTGGTCTGGTGGCATATCGTACAAAGCATCCGACTGGTTGACGATGCCTTTGTGTTACTCGTGCCATGAGAAGGCACACACCGGAGAGAAGTCAGTCGTAGACTGGCAAGCACAACTTATCTTTAAGACTTTAGACAAGGCTTTCAGGGATGGTATAATAAATGGATGATCAGAAGATGGAAGATTCAAAGCTGTTCCTTGCAGAAACTGATGAAGAGTTTGCCAGGAAGTCAGCCTATGTTAAGATGGCTCCGTTCTATACGAAGATCATCAAGGCTAAATACTTTCTGGAAGCATACGGAACAGTGGCAGAAAGGGAGTCCAAAGCGTATGACTCGAAAGAGTTCCGTGAGTACATACGAAAGCTGGATGAAGCAACCGTAGAGGCAGATGTGCTCGAAGCAAAGAGAGAGTCAGCCAAGCGGGAAGTAGATATTTGGCGAACACTTAGTGCAAACCGTAGAAACGGATAGGAGATACAATGGCACAATATGAGCAGAAGGATAATGATGGAGCAGCCTTCCCGGTTGAATCAAAAACGGAAGACTGGCATGACGATTACTCAGGTAAAATCATGGTGGAAGGGAGCATGTACTGGCTTGGTGTAAGGAACATGGAGTCCAAGGCTGGGAAACCCTACCTCAAGCTGAAGGTAAGACCCGTGAACAGCGGTTCTAGTCAGTCCCAAGGGGGCGACCTACCATTCTAGTAAAACCCCGTGACGGTCAATACAGGAGGTCTGATGACTGAATACACCATACGCTATCACACTGGTGATAAGGTGCTCTTGGAGTACGATCACGCTGCCCACAGCTATGTGGTGGATGAGATGAAGATCCCCAATGTCACCACCCTCATAGATGGGGTGTTTCCAAAGTACCTCACAGAGTGGGCTGCTAAATGCGGTGCTGATTACTGGAGGGAGCACTACGCAGAGCATGAGGCACTTGTTGTAAACACAAGTGATATGTACCAGCACATCATCCGTGCCCACAAGGATGTTAGCGGTGCTGCCAGGGATATAGGGCATGAGACTCACTACTGGATAGAGGAGTACATCAACAGCTCTATCAAGAATCCTAACGAGGTTGACTGGAAGCTGGGTGCGCTCAGTGACAAAGCAAAGAACGCAGTCCAAGCCTTCCTAAAATGGGAAGCCTCCCATGACATTGTGTGGTTGGGCAGTGAGAAGAAAGTCTACTCGAAGGAGTATGACTACGCTGGAACCATTGATGCGATAGCCATGATCAATGACAAGTATTGCATTGTGGATTTCAAGACAAGTGCAAAGATCTATAAGGAGGCTTATGTTCAGTTGTCAGCCTATGCCCAGGCTGTCGAAGAGATACATGGCAGATCAGTAGATCTTGCAGTTGTGTTGAGGTTGGACAAGGAAGAAGACAAGTATCAAGAGGCTGCGTTCATTCCCTCTGATTACTTCCATGTCTTTCTGATGGCTATGCAAATGAAAAAGTTTCAATCAACAAGAATAAAAAAGGAGAAGCTATGAAGGAAGAGAGTTTACTGTGGATGATGCACCACCACCTAGACTCTGCGATAACACTGATGAACATGATCATACAACAGGAGCTTCTGGATTTGGATATTGTAGAATCCTACATAGATGAGATTGCCAAAGGAACCGACACCGTATGGGAGGAACAGGTGTGGAGAAAATACTCAGAGGCTCTTTACTACAACGAAGAGAACACCGGAAATGTCATTAAGTTTAGACCAGAATCAAGGGGTCCAGATTCCTAGACTGATTTAATTTCCTCAACACAGCCAATGGGAAAGGCTGTAATAGAAAAGGGAGTACCCTGTGGATCGTCAGCAGACTGAACCACGCGGGTACTCCCTATTTTTATTTCCCTCTCATCTCTGGATATGAACCACCCCACACTCTGCATGGTGGGGATAGTTACATCTCCCGCTGGTGTCCAGTCAGCAGTTTGTAGGATGTCTACCCAGGTTACAACAACTAGCTCTTTTTCTTTTTCCTGTTCGTTGTCAGCGGTCCCGGTATGATCCACCCGATCACCATTGGAAGTAACAGAACTAAGCCTAATAGCCATCCACCCATCCCAACCAATTTGCCCAACAGGGTGAAGAAATTATCCGGTGCTTTGTTGACAACGGTATCTGCGGTGACTGAAATTGGATCACCGGGCTTTTCCGCAGTCAAGGCAGAGGCAGTCGCAGCCATCGCTCCCCCTGCTATTGTCGGTACAATCACACCCCCCGGTAAGACACTCGTTACACCAACAATTGCGGAGGTCGCTGCCCCCGTCATCAGGCTGCTTTTTAGACTGCTGCATCCTACGGTACCTAGCAAGCAAGCCAGAATCAGGCAAGAACGTACATAACGATCATAAGAATTATTACTGCCCATAATGGCTTCTCCTCTACATGTTTCCAGATGGTCTTAATTATGTTCATATTGTCTCCGTTTATTTTGTATCCGTTATAAAGTAAATGATGAACCACATCCGCAGGAAGATGCTCCCGTAGGTGGGGTGAAATGAAACGATGGTCTGAATGGGTCGTTGTCCCAATCCATAACTGCATCTCCAAGTAAGTCAAGGGAATGGGCATCAGAGTAAATAGTTTCTGAAATCATTGTCGCATCCGTTGGCAGCTCTCCAGTGGGAGATAGCTTTATTTTGTAGCCTGAACATCCTCCACCTTCTAAGAAGATTCCTAAGTATCCCTCTCCATTGATGACCTGATCCACCTTGTTCTGTGCAGCTTCTGTTATCGTCATTAGTCAAGTATTTTCCTCACCACTTCTCTTCCCTCCCAATTGTCTTCGACTTCTACCTCGTGCTTCTCGCAAGCGTAACGGGTATTGGTGTCAGCATTATCTTTCCATCCGTTCCGACTTAGTGTTCTTTTCATGGCGAGACAACCCGGCACCCCCATCTCTACCCACTCTCCTTTCTCGTTCTCATGGTGACCCATGAACTCAATGAGATTACCATTAAGGAATAGCATAAGAACAAACATTATTTTAATAGTCATCGTGCGCTTCCATTGTGTGCCTTTAGCTCTGCTACATTATCCTTGAGTATCTCCACCTTCCCCTCAAGCGTTTCTATTCTCTGCCTGTAGAAGTCTAGGG